TGCCAAGTCCGAAGCCTTCAGCAACGCTCACAACTCTGCTTGTCGGTTTCGGCGGAGCCGTCTTGTAGCCTAAGTTAATTATGAATCTGTCTGTTTTGCGGTCGTATCGTCTCCTATATTGTTGTATCTGGAAATATTCACGTTTTCTCATGTGCATGCTCTCCGCTGACAGCGAATTTACAATGCACAAAACTTATCGGGTTACGCCTGTTGCTTGGTGCTTTTTGAGCTTCTTGCGGAGTTCTTCCAGCTTAGCTTTTCCTCTACGCTTGGCGTCCAATTAATACACCTGAAACCGTTCCAACAAGCCCTGAAATCACTGCAAAGACTTCATGACTCCATTGACCCAGAAAAGCCATGTAAGCGATTTCAAGCCCAGTTAAGCATAAGGTCATGGCTATTGCGAATTTCACCATTAAAACAAGTTTTTCGTTTGGCGGAATCACTATTATTTGCTGTTTTCCCTTGGGTCCTTTACGAGCTATCTTTTTTGTTAAAGCCCGTCTAATCCAGCTTGTCATGGTTGTTGGCCCTCATCTGGAAAATTCTTCTTCTGCGTCTCCGTGTTCCTACGCCAGTTAGAATGTTTTGGAGAATCAATGTTGCCTCTTCACTTGTTATAAAAGCCTTATGGAGAATTTTAATTTCTTTGAACCATGGAAACGGGATTGCTGTATAATCCACATCATGCAATTCAGGGTTGTAGGAAAAATCGTTTTGGCAGAGAATTGCATGTTTTGGCTGTCCAGCGTAGCCTACGTATATGCCTACGCTTTTAACGGGAACCGGGATTCCTGCTGTGGTGAAGCTGGATCCGATGCTTGCGTCGTTCCAAAATATGCACACAAGGTCTCCTGGTTCAAGCTTCTCTGTTTTCTTCGAATTCTGCTTGTTCACGGTCAAATCACCTCACTTTGATCACTTTTTTGGCATTCCGCTTCATTTTCTGCCATAGGCTTTTGAGCTTGGAAGACTGCTGCTTGAGCTTGCCAAAAACTTCGATGTTTCCATTCTCGTCAAGAAGCATTATGACTTTGCCTTTCGGATTCAAGAAAACTAATCCCTTTCCCATGTTGACGTTCTCGGCTTCTGTAATGCGAAACTCGTTGTTAAAGAGAATGTCGGCGTGAACCCAGTTTTTACAGTTGACGCCAACTGCAACGTTTAAGGTGTTTACGGCTATGGAGTCAGGACTTAACGCTTCTCCAGCATGGTTATGAACTTGAGCATGATGATCATTAGGTCCGATATTGGTATGTTCTGAATGGGCGTGACTGCACTGCTTACTGCTTGGATGCGTGTATTGTTTATTACAACTTGTAGCTATGTTCATCGTGTTACAACTAAGCGAACTCACGTTGGTTATGGGACAGCTGTTCATATTTAAGCTGCCACCATAGAATGTTATTCCATTAACGTAAGTTATAGCGGCAGCGTTCATGTTCAAGCCGGCGCCCATTGTTAATCCGCCGTTAAGCGTTAGAAGATTAGCGTATGTGTGCGGTAAGTCTCCTTCAGGAATAGAAGCATACATTGGGTCATAGTCTGCTCCATAACCTCTAATGTATTTTCCAGCATCACCACGAGGCATTCTCGCCAACGGAAACTGTCCGCTCGTGATTATGCCGGCTGCTGCTGTAACATTCTGCAAAACCCTTGCGTTAGTGATAACTGTGAAGCCGCCAACGTTAAGCCAGCCAAGGTCGCCAACGCCATTAACAAATAAGTTGCTCCACTTCTTCGAGTCGCTGCCTAAGTTGTATGTGGCATTAGCGTTAGGTAAAAAGTGAACTGCGCAACCGCCAGCTAAGGCTTTAATGGCACCTGCAAGATAGATGTCCTTCCAACCTTTGACGCTTGAACCCAAATCGTAGGTGTTGTCCGCATCTGGAATTAAGTTAAAGTTGAAAAGCATGTTGCTGACTGCTATTTCTACGGCGTAAATGTGGCTGAACCGTTTATCAGAGGCTCCTAAATTGCTTGCGTTATCGCTTGCTGGAAGCATGTTGCCACTGATGCCATATTGATAACCATAAATGTTCGCAAATCTTTTAGCGTCTGACCCTATTTTTCCAGAATTATCCGAAACAGGCAACAGGTCACTTTTAAGCTCAAACTGTCCAACACCAACACGCTTAAGCCACATATCCAAAGCAGCGTCTCCGCCTGAACCAAACTGAAGCATGTCGGCACTTAACTGAGCTTTAGGATTTACTTCACCAACAGTTCTAATGCGAAGGTATCCGTCCGTGTATAAAAGTAGATACATCGTGTGAATTTCTTTCCAGCGTTTTGTTTCATTTCCAAAAATGCCATGCTGATCATCACTTGGATTAAACTGATGGTCTAAAACTGATGAGCCATCCTTATTTTTTGTGCGGAAATTAACTATTGCTGCTACATCATTGAATGGTCCAATATGTTTGGGGCAAACCCATCCTGTGATTTTGTCGTATCCGCCTGCGTCTGGGTCCCATTGAACGCCATTATCATTGCCAGCTTCGTGTCCAGCATGGTGCGAAGGTAAACCTCCAGCTCCGCCGCCACCAGCTCCGCCACCCATGCCTCCGCCGAAAAGTGGATAAGTTCCTTTTCCAAGTTTTGTTCGTGCAAGCTTTTCCACGCTAACGGTTGTAGCTCTTAAGCCGTATAGGTAATCAGCCAATAATGGCGGAACCTTTCCAAGCTCCAAAGTTATTTCAAGTGTTTGCGTTTTAGCGTCAACATGATATTCGACGCTTTCAATGCGGTAGTCACTGTCAACGTTCTCGTTTGGCAAAGTAACGTGAATCTTGTCTGCTGAGAGCAATGGGGTGTTACCGTAATCTATTATCGTGCTGCTTACGGTGAGGTATTCTGCTGGGTCTTTTAAGTAGTCACGTAAGCTTTTAGCTCTTAACTCACACGCTGAGTCACTTGTAAGTTCCTCATCAGTTTCAGTTAATTCACGCAAGCCATAAGCTGATTGGCTTGCACTATCTTCAGATGTTGCAGTAAAAGCGCCATTTAGAAAACCAAAATCGCCATCAAGCATAATATAGTTTGAGACGCTTGGGTCACGATATATTATAATGTCAAGACCGCTTATTTGACTCCATTGAGGATTTCCAACCTTTGTCCAAACTCCGTTAGGGTTATGGTTTGCATCATACATTTGGTTGGGTCCCAAAGCCAATGAGATTAAACCCCACCGTAGAATACATTGAGCTTCAAGAATGGATTTGATGTTTGCTTGAAAATAGTTTGAACTATCAGGAGCAAACAATCTAACATAAGCATAGCCTGCATTCAAATTTCCCGGAATCCAAGCCCACACAGCAAAAGTTTGAGGTTTACATAGAGCGGCGAATGTGCGGTAAAGGCTCATTTCTCCGCTTCCAGCATCAATCCAAATATAAAGACAATGGTTTCCTTCTCTCTGTCTTCCAGTATTTAATTCAAGCGTTCCTAAATCACAAGTCCAACCATCCAATGATTCACTCCAAGAATCCAAGTCTGCTGGAAAGTTCTTTCCTTGACAACCGTAAACTCTAATTCTATTTCTTATTCTAATAATATCTTTACGGTATTCACTTACCTCAATTTTCTCGCCAAGGCTTACAGGACTTGTTTTGCTGTTCTTTGGGAAAAACTCAAACTTGCCATCAGGAGCCACACGAAAATCGTAGCCTATAACGCCAGCAAGATCAGATGACTCTGCAATGTATCTTATTATGTCCCAAACAGGAGTGTTTTCATATTCCAAGTGCGTGTAAGTGGTATCCGTGTCTTCTACAAGTTCTGTTGAATCTCGGACATGGCTTAAGCCAACATAGTAATCAAGCAGGTCCTTAACAATTTCTTCGCCCTTTTTGTTGTCATAAGTTTTGGTTACGACTCTGCGGAAAAGCCGTTCTCCCCAGCATCTGCCACTAATGCGGATGTAATTCTCGTTCGGCGTTGACTCGCATTTGATGCTTTCAACACGAAGCGTTATGATCTGCGGAACATTCGTGCCTCTTCCAATGTCTATGTGCCCATCCAAGCCAACAGTGATAGGCGATGTCCCGCCCGGACTATACTTTTTGTCCCAATTCTGAAGCAAAACCTCAAAGCTGCTTACCTCTTTCGTGCAGCCAAGATGAACCCTTAAATCGATTACATCTCCTTGAGGTGGAGCCACAGAACCAAAGGCAATAGCAACCTTAGGAATTTCAACACTCACTCTTACTCAACACCTCTACGATACATGGCTTGCTCGCCTGCTCGTGTTATGCCTCGTGTTTGTTCCGGCGTCTCAGCAGCAGCCGCATTGTACCCTTTGACGCTTGCGGTTGCGGCGTTCATTTGGCTTGCGAAAATAGCCATGGCTGCTGCTGCAGCGATAACTATTCCTATTCCCACACCGGTTAAAGCCAGAAATGTTGCGTGGCTAATGTTTAAGGCGTTTTGAGCTGCGGTTGCTGCCCATGTAATAGTTGTTTTGATGCTGTGGGCTATGCCTGAAGCGGTTACGGCTCCTGTTGTGGCTGTTTCAGTTGTTCCTTCAACGGCTACGGCAGCCGTTTGTCCAGTCGTCATTATCGTTAGAAAATTGTACATTCGTGCGCATGTGGATACTAACATTATGACCATCATTATGGTTCGTAAGTACTTACTCGTCTCCTTATCCACAAGTCCGAAATCCGCTGCAAGGACTGTTAATTCTGTGCCCATCATAGCAGTAGTCCTAATGCCTCCGGCAACCGTGCGTAAGCTTACTTCACACGCTGTCGCATGGGTCGCCATGTCGGTGAAGCTGGAGCCTGCAGCCTCAACATTCGTGCCCATTTCCACTGCTGAAATACTCACTTCATTCAAACTGCTTTGGATAGGCGTGGTGTCAAGAGGTGGAAGCGGTGGAACCTCGACTGGTTCAAACGTAATAGTAATAGGTGTGGCTTCAACCTCAGCCTTAACCCTTGCAGCATCTTCAGCAACCCTGTTGATCTCAGGACTTGCAAGATTTTCTGTTTGAAGCACCATGCGTTGACTTGAAACGTCAGAAGCCAAACGTGCCGCATCACTTGCGACAGCTTCAAACTCAGGTGTAGCCTCATTAACCGCTCTAATTGTAACGCTTATTTCGCCTAAACTACTCATCCCTGTAAACTCCTCTCAGCTTGAATGGCTGCATCCCAAGCCCACGCAAGAATTTGAGCGAGTTTTGGCCAGTTCAGTTGAAACGCTTCCGTCAAGAAATAGCGTGGCGGAGTGCGACTGGTTCCAAACTCTACCACATAGGCGTAGGGAGCCCATGCACCTACCTTTAAAATCCAATCCTCAACACGGTGGTAAATTGTGCTTCGCAAGAAGCCAGTCCTGACAGGGCACATCCTAAAAGCTGCCATGTGAATATCTTCGCCCACGCGCTCCAAGGCGCGTTGAACAGCCGTGTGCATTAAAGGGGGCAGCCTATCAAATGTGCTTTGCACGTCTTCAATTCCTTCAACATTCATTCCAAACTCAATGCTCAATGCACTTTTGCCTCACGCTTCGCTTTATCAATCTCTTCCTGCGTCTGACGATCAACTTCGCCCAAAATAACAAGAAATTCTTGAATCTTTTTGGCTGGTTCTTTTGCAAGTTGGCTTGGAAGACATTTAAACTCTGCACAAAGTCTGTACTCTGTGACGGCTTGATGGGGTTTTCCCCGTCTCATTGCCCTCAAGAGTTTTTTGATTCTTCAACCGTGACTGTGTTTAGCTTGTTTGCGATTCTGCTGAAGAGTTCGCCTAAGCCTATTGGAACGCCTTCTTCTTCGCTCAACAGTTTCTCAAGAGTTATCGGTTTGTTTTCTGGCTGCTCTTTAAGCGAAGCACATACTGTTTCAGCCTGAATCGCTACGTAGTCTGTTGTTATGACCAAGCCTGTTTGAGGATTATAGCGTGTGTATTTCTGCAGTATGCGGTTTCTCTTGGCCCACGTGATCTCTTGGAAAACGTAGTGGCCAGCATACTCCTTTCCAAATCGTTCGTCAACTTCAACGCTTTCGGTTCGCATTAATGATCATCTCCATAGTTGCTAAACGATTTTTGATTGCAGTATTCACGTCTTCAAGCACTATATTTTGCATCCACTTGGGTAGCCTCAGAATCCGTTCTCCAAGGCTTTCCCACATTTTCATCCACTTTTTCCGCAGCTCTGCTTCACGACCGAAATCTTCCAAAAGCTTGACTCCAGCAGTTTCTCTGCTCACTTGAAAGCCTCCGCTTAGCTTATCGCTACCAGTCTGGATACAAATGAAGCTTTAAGAGATATCAAGTCTTCAACTTTACTCGGTGTTTTTACATCTTCCCATTTGCAGTTGCTGAAAACAGCTTTGTTTGTTCCGCCTAAGCCAAACTCCAGGTCAAACTCCGTATCGCCTATGACATCGTCAAACTCTTCTTTGCTTTCAAACTCGAATGTTACTTCACCTGTTAGGTTTCTATGTTTATGAGGTAGATACTTTAGAAGGTATCCAGTTGTGGTGCGGATCACAGGCACAGCCTTAAGATTGTTTTCTATGTTGAATTTCCAGTCTGTTACACGCTCAAGTGCGGTTCCGCCCTTTTTAACGTAGCTTTCATAGAATGGAACGGCGCCTACATGATCTCCATAAGTTGCTCCTGCGATTTTAGCTGTGCCAACCGTTAAGTCTTGAGTGAGCAGTTCCGCAGTTGCCTTAACAACGTCTTCTATGCTGCATTCAACCGATACTTTATGGATTTTGCATCCTGTGTATAACAGTGATATTATATCTGTTGCTGATGCGAAGATTCCCTTGTAATAAAGAACCTGAATGCTTAGAGACTTGTCTAATTCAGCTTTAGCCCATTGAAGAAAGCCTATAGGTGAATCGCTTGGAAGCGGATAAGCGATTTTCAAGCTTGGCGTTCTAAGTCCTTTTTTGATGGCTTGCAGGTCGATTGAGCCTACTCCTCTGACTTTTATGTTGCTCGGGTTTATGGCTGGTTCAATGCTTTCAGCTGAAATACCATTCATTGATGGATTTGTGGGTGTTACGCCATAGGAAGCTTCATCAATAAAGTAGACGCGGCTTTCATGTGCTCCATATGTGTCAACCATTTCCTCTTTTCACACTCCTTTTTTGTCATGATTTCATAACTGTGACCTTTAGAATACTCCTCCAATATCCTCGAAGGACCATGATTTTAGGATAAATTCTGTTCTGAAAATGAAGGGTTTAACGTCAATACGGTCAACATCTCGGAAACTCACAATATCCAGATATGTTATGCCGTTAACCGTGACCGTGCATGAAACACAATCACAATATATTATGGCTGCTGTGGTTCCATCGCTCGCGTTAGTAGTTCTCACGAGAAGCCAAATATAGCCGTTATCGTCAATGTAGTCCATAATGCTCGTAGTAAGTGTGATGCTGATTGTTTCGTCTGCTCCACCCGTTCCAGCTTGGGCGTTTTGCCAAGCAGCAGCTACGTGATTCCAAACTTTTATGGTTAAGCCATTGCCTGCTGGAGCGGTTCCATAGCCCTCAAACGCTAAAACAATCTTTTTAACCGTTTTCTCTCTGCTCTCAACTTTGAAGCGTAAAAGCATCAAAGCATATTCCAAATTAACATTATGACTTTTTGAATAGCGAGTGTTATCGCTATACCAGATTCCCTGATATTCAATATTGGTTAGCTCAGTCCAAGATGCGTCTCCAGGAATAAGCTCCGAAGAGGCTCCTGCTTGGAAAGCTTTATGCGGTTCGCCAGTTGGATAGCCTATGCCAGCGAAATTGTATTCCAACACATTAGGCCTGTTACGGTTCTGGTGTATGACACGGTTGACCTCTTCAACCATTTTTTGGCGCATAAGCCTTCCCGAGTCAGATGTTGCTGGGCGATCTGTTGCCCACGTGTTAACTCGGATTCTCCCTAAACGGCGACGTATCTTACCGGACATGTCGACTTTTTCATCTTGACTTTGAGCTAAGCCAACGGTTATTTGCGCGTCATAATTTTTGAAAAGCTCTCGGTCATACCATTCTGTACTCACGTAAATGTTAGCAATTGAATTATCGTCTTTAATCACTTTCATGTTCTTTTTTAGAAGCCTTACTGTGGTTGTTATGGAATCCTCATATTCACTCATTGACTAATTAGCCTCCGACAAACGTTTTTGTAATATTCTGGGTCTCCGTTCAAATCGAAGACTTGAACGGTTAAAACCTCGTAGTCAACGCCAGCACGCCTAATCTTGTCATGGAGACGTACCGGCACGAACGTGTAAACTGTAATGTGATCTTCAAAGAGATAGCCGGGTTCAATCATGATTTCTCCTGCCGTGCCCATCGTCACGGTGCCTTTGACGCTTAAGCCTTCTCCATAGGTGACTTGTTCAGCTGCTTCCCGAATTGGATAGAGAATAAGGCTTTCTCCTTGCAAATCCAATATGCGTGTGAAGTTTGTAATTGGGTCTTGATAGTTGACGAATAGTTGTGCAAGCCAGCTCGTGTTAGCCATGGCTTTCTGAGCCGTGATGGGACTGTAATCCGTGAAGACTGGACCCCAAGAAGCCAAGAACTCCTTTTGATACTTGTTAATGACTTGCATGCTTAAGGCAAGGCTTGGCTTATCATGTACTGCTCTAATCTTCCACAGGATTCCGCTTGTAATCGCATCATAATAGGCGCATGCGGGAAAACGTGTAACCACGTCAATGTAACCAGGCCAGCAGACAGCAGGATTGTACGCTGGATACTGAGCTGAAGCTCGAATCGTCTCAATAAAATTGTATACTCTTTGGCAGCTTGTGCTCCAGCCTTCATAAGTGTACAAGCCCAAAAGCGCAAAGCTCATCGGGTCATCATAAACTTCGGTTTCATTAATGCCTACACGGTGCCATTTGCCATCTCCAGAGGGCTTAGGGTCAAACCAGAGATACAAATCTTCAAAGCCCTCTCGAAGAAAGGCTATGGCGTCAGTCATCATTGTTTCGTATGTGGTCTTGTTTGCTATGTCATAAGTTTCTGCAAGCATTTTCAAACCGATAAAATTGTACAGATCCTCAACATTCATAGGCTGAGACCATGCATCAACTATTGTCACATACCTTGCGAACCCGCCGTAGTATTTGTCGTGAACGCCCAGAATGCTCGGCTGATGCTGCATGTTATAAAGGAAAGTGTAGCCAGCAAGTTTTGCAGCATTCAGATATCCGACCGTGTTGGTTAAAGTGTAAGCTTTCAAAAGAGGAGGAATGCATCGACCAGCATCAATACTCCAATACTCCGTTCCAGCTTCAGCGTTTTTGAATCCGCCATAGGCCTTTTTGGTGTTGTCTGTGCATTGCTGAGTAAGAATGAAGTCTGCAAGCTCCGTGATTTTGTTTAGGATATCCGTCTTTTTGCTTTCAAACTGTTTAGCATTATAAGCCTCAAAGAGAAAGTCGATTGCGAAGGCTGCTGGAAAAGCGCCTCTCCCAAGAGATGGATCTGGGCCTTCAACCTTACCGTTTTTGGCAACGTAATACGTGTATTGGAGATTGTTCTGCATTGTTAAGACGTTGCCGTTTATGCTTGCAACACTATTCCATTCACTGTGAGCATCATCTTGAATTTGCACTGGATATTCAGCTTTAAATTTGGAACCGTCAGCAACCGTGACGTCTTTTTGTCCAGCAGACGCATTTTGAGTCATGTTCGTTGGAATAACGTAAAAGTATGGAGCGTAATGCATGACAAATTGGTAATAGGCTTCAGGAACCTGCAATTATCTCAACCTTCAACAAGTTTTTCATGTGCTTTCTGCAAATCATTAAACCAGTCATGGTTACCGAGTACATCATCACTTTTTTGAGAAACAGGCTTTGAAAACTTTTTTATAACGGCTTCCCATTGGCTATCCGTTGCTCTTTTAACGTGAAATGCTAAATCGTGTGGTAAACCAGCCTTTCGCAAGTGATAAAAATAATACGTGCCGTTTTTAGTGTGTATTCCCACAAGACAAGGCAATTTGCCATGTCTAAGCAGCAGCCTAAGTTTAACGCATGGATAGCATAAGCGTATGTGACTATCGCAAAACGCGTTTTTCCTTTGCCAACACGTTAAAAAGCCGCTGAAAAACTTCTCAATTTTCCTTTCGATAAGTAATCTTTTATCGGATTGTAACTCATGAGCTGCACGGTTCAACATCACAGCTTTTGCTCAACTCCTCAATGTTCACGGCGCTTGTGAAAACTGTAACCGCTCCGTTAAGCTTCAGTTTTACATAATTCTGTTTGATTTTGAAGAGGTAAACATTATCATCTGTCATGGACTAACCAAGCCTCCGCGATATTTGGGGACTTCCTCTTTGGCTGTGGCTTCAGCTGCCTTAACCGGTGTTGCAAAATTCATAAGAGCCCTTAACAAGTCATTGCGGAAGCCTGTAACTGCACCTTCAAACGCTAATCTTCCAATAGAAGCCTTTGTAATGTACAAGTCTCCGAGGCGATAGTCAAAGGCGCCGAGAAGCATTCCGCCACTTGCAGCTACAAGAATACGCAGCAAAGCCAAGTTTAAGGCAGATATTTTAGCCCAATTATAGCGCGGATCATCTGCCGTCAAGTCCGCACCTACGATGGCGTTAACATACAAGTTTGCATAATCCACATGAGCCTGAAAGCTTACTTGCAAAACAGGTAAGCCGAAAACCGTGTAAGTTAGGCTTCCAGAGTCGTAGCTGGCGTTTAGGTGCGCTTGAATATCATTGACAGATACGTATTGTACCGTCATACCGTTTTACCTCTAAAACTGGAAGTTTAAAAAAATGGGAGCTTAAAAAAGGGGAAAATGTGGGTCTTACTTTGCTGCTGGCGTTGAATTGCCTGCTTTTCCTTCTTTGTAATCTTCGTAAAGTCCTATGCCCACGGGAATCGCAAAGCCTACAAGCCCTAAAAGCGGCCCCACAGTGCCAGGTACAGCTGTAGCGAGGATCCCCAGTTTTTCAGCTATGCCACCGACTACGAACATGATGGCAGCGAGTCCTACGCCTATCAGCGTAGATGGAACCAGTCTTCCACCAAACATTTTGGTTTCTCACCTCTTTCTTTTTTTATTTGTTCCGCCTCAAGGGCAAACCTTGAAGCATTGAAACAAAAAATGGAAAATAAAATGGGAAATTTTAGGCTGTTTAACTTGCTGCTAACCCTGTCACTTTGCAGATTGCTTCTCCATAAGTCACAACAGGCGCATACCTTGTAGTCAATGATACTTCTACGCAGTCAAACTCTTTTTTGATGTCCACGTCCGTGAGCAGTGGGCGTTTGATCACGAAAAATCCGAGGGGCGAATAAGCAGCGCTTAAGTTTTGTCCGGTACTTAAGATATAAGCTGTGCCTGCTGGAATTACAGTGCTTATCAAGACGTCCATGCCGAAGATTTGCCCTATTTTGCCCGATTGGAGAATACCTGTTTCGCCGCCGTACTGAGCCCATAAGCTGAACTGTGGCAGATACATCACGTCTCGGCTGTTCACTGGGTTAAGTAGTATGGTGTCTGGAATCAGGTTGTAACTTTCGATAATAGCTTTAGCCTTCAAAATGTCTTTGGTGCCTAAGCCCCCTGCTATGGTAAATTCTATGCCTGTCGCTCCGAGACTTTTGTTCGTCGCTGCAAAAGTGTTTCCAGCACCAACGCCTGCATCGATGACTAATTGGCAGTCTTTGTCAATCGTGAAAGCCATGCGCCTCGCAAGTCTTCTAAGCTGATCCTCAATGATCGGGATGTATAAGTCTTCAATGTTTTCTCGGCTTATGCGCTGGCGTGCGCCTTTCTTGTAAGGCGTTACTGTGATGGTTGTGTATGGCGTGTAGTCCATCATGATTTCGCTGCCTTCGGCGATTTCGCTCAAAGCTGCTGCTCTGTCTCCAGCCTGCTTCACGAAAGTAGCTGTTTTTCCAGCTACTAATGGAAATTCAGGAAACAGCTTCTTAACTACGAGCGCCGGCATCGTGAGTTCCAAAATTTTCTTATGAAGTGCCGGGTATGCAATTGCGCCAGTGTCCACCCAACTTAGTGCATCTTTAAAAAGACTCATGTCAATTCACCTGAGATTATGGTGTTAAGCAAACGATTTGTTGCATGACTGCGACTCTGATAATGTCTCCGTCATTCGTGGTTGCTTCCAAAGCAATGCCGACAATGTAGCTGGCTTTGAAAGTGTATGTTGCAGTGCCATTCTCGTTAACTGCTTGATCTACAACGTCTGCAGTGACAACATACGTAAGATATGTTGTAACATGTGTACCAGCGGCTACTCCTGCTCCACCCGCCATGTAAACAATTGGGCAACCCATCAAAACGCTGACTTGTTTGCCCGACAACGCATTTGTAACTGCCACGCCGATACTCTTGCTGACTACAGTTGTTGACATTTTAACAGTCATGGCAGCACTAATGTAAACGGCTCGTCCTTTAGTTATGTCTTCGCCTGCGGTGAACGATACGATTTGTCCTGGAAGCGAGTATATGTTGCCTGCTATTCTTGCATCAACAGACATTCAAAATCACCTTTTCACTGGAAACCCACAAGCTTCTTGTGAGCCTTAAGCAGATCCTTGAACCAGTCGTAGTTGCCAAGCATGTCCTTGCTTATCTCGTCAACCGCAACGATGCCTTTTCCAGAGACTTTCTTGGCTTCAGCTTGAGCCTTCGGAACCTTAGCCTCTTCCGCTTCCTCTGCTTCTTCTGCTTCCTCGCCTTCCTCAGCTTCTTCTTCGGGTTCTTTAGGCTTGGGTTTTTCAACTGCTTTCAAGCGTCTTGCAAGGTCGCTGAGTTTCTTCGCAAGTTTTTTAGCTTCCTCGCCAGTTTTGATTGTTGGCACTAATTTCTCAAGCTGATTCATGAGATCTTGGTATTCCACTTGTTTTGGCGCTGTTTCTCCCGGAGCCACATTTACTACGCCTTGTGCCTGAAGTGGAGAAGCATCTTTATCCGCTTTAGCGGACATGTGCTTCACCTCTGTTTGCTTGTTTAAAATTTCTTTTTCAGGTTCTTGCACCTCTCGGTTAGAACCCACATCATCACTTTTATCGAGTGACTGTGAATCTGTAACGGTTTTAACAATTGCGTTCCACTGAGCGTCATTCATGGCAGCAAAGAAGCCCACGGGCTGAAAATCCGTTGTCTTATATGCTGGACTCGCAACAATGCTAAGCTCTCGGACTGTTGGTTTGTGAACGATTTCCCAAGCGCCAGGGCACAAGTGGATAAGCATTCCTTCTTTGCGTGTGGGACGTTTACATTTGCTGCATTCAACATCTTCAGAATCCACTTGAATGCTTACGTGAGTCACGTATCCTCGTAGTATCTTCTCAATAAGCTTCTCCTCGCCAACTTCAGCCCGAAAGTGAATTTTATCGCCATCACGCTTACTCTCAGAAACCTTACCCACAATCATCAAGGCACTTTCAGCATGATCCACGCGGAGTTGCGCACCAACAAGCGATTGTGTGAGAAAGTCAAGGTCTTCAGCGGGAATTTGCCACTTGTTAGCGTTTACGCTCGTATCGATTGCGACCCCTTCGATATTTAGCAATTTCTCCTTGAGCGCGTACTCTGCCGAAACGCCTTCTTGGGCCTTAAAAGGAACAAAATAACGAAGTTGCATCTTGACCAAAACCCTTATTTTTTTAACTACTACTTTTCAAATGATTGAAATGAAATGGAGTAAAGGAACATATTATTACGAAAAATGCGTTATTTGTGGTCGTCGCATTAGAGTACCGAACGACGAAAGTTTTTACCCAACAAATTACCGTTATGACAATTACGTTTTAAAGAGTGGGCCAGTTACTGCACTTCAGGCCGGATATATTTGCGCTGGATGCCTAAAGAAACCTGTATCTCAAAGAGTTGTTCCAAAACCTTAAACAGTTGGAATCCGTTTTCCACGAGCCTTAAACAAGGCTTCTTGCCACGCACGAAACGATTGCCAATCCTCAAGCATATTCTTCTTCGGCGCATAGCCTTGGCATCCGGGAACACTGCACTTCGGATGCTCCATACCAAGTTGCTTATAATGTCGGAGAAGATGGTCATGGGCTTCTTCCTGCTGGGCTTTGCTTAAGTTTGTGTGTGTCAAACGAGACACCATCACTATGAAACATGTGATATTTCCATGTAAACCTGAAGAAGCCTACGCCTATATTCATTCCAAGCTTTAAAGTCAAGAAGTGTACGGATTTCGCTTTTCAAATGTGTTTCAAGCCATTTTCGCACTTGCTCACGATTTTTAAAGAGTTCCTTCTCAAACATGTAATTTTGAATTTCCCAACGCTCTGAACGCTTCACTTTTCCAAGCGTAATCTTAACGCCTTTGCCAAGTTCCTTAACCCTAAATTTTGAAAAATTGGAAGGATCTCTTACCCTATATCGCCAGACTGTTGTTGCTTCCTCAAGTCCCGGCATTTTTATTCGCCTCTACTGAGCTTTTCAACAACAGCCTCTGCAACTTCTTCAGGCTTCAGCTCTTTCTTTTTAATAGGGGCGGGCATAGTTGGTATGGGCTCCCCTTCTGGATATTCTTCGGGAAAGCCCAATTGCATACGAGCCTCTCTGGGCATAATGATGCCTTTCTCCACCAAATCACCCAAAAACTTGGCTTTATCTTGTAATGGTGTCTCCCAAACAGGTTTCCATTTTATTTTGGGAATCTCAACTCCTTCGTCAAATTCGCTTTTGACAAGCTGCTTAAACAAGTCGGTTTCAAGCTTGTCACCAAGCAATTCTTGCATCATGCGAAGCCTCGTGACATATTCTTGCATAACGACTTCTGCAGTCGCACGATTTGTTCCTTCGCTTTCGCCCAGAAAGATTTTTGGAACGCCTAAGACGGCTTCGCGCTGTTTGTAAAGGTAGTCAAGCCAGAACTGAACGTTAACATCTTTAGTCATGCTGGGCACCACAGTCACCTCAACGTCGCCGCGAGTAAAAACATCCGTTGCAGGCTGTCTATCTCTGAAAGCTTCTACAAGCTGTTGCAGTTGTGGGTCGCTGAAGGGTCTTTCAGGAGTTCCAGCCTTTACTACGAGCATGGGCTTAGCGTAAATGTGGATGATTGTAGCCATGTCATCTTCAAATTGATCGATTAAAGCTTGAATCTTTAGCAAGGGTCTCAGCAAACTCATGCCGTAAGAAAATTCGTACCACCAGCTCTTAGCGCCCCAACGGAAATGAGCAATATCATTAGCCTCAAAAACGACTGGCGGAAAAGTCAAAAGCTGAATGTATCCAAAAACATTTCCGTAAGCGTCCCTTCTTACGCGGCAATGAACCGGGTCTAAATTTTTCAGCCAAACGATTTTGCCCGTGTCTTCATCTCGGCAAAGCTCCACGTATGCGCTGCCGAACACAAGCATGTCCGTCGCAACAATACGTAGCGTCTGCAAAATGTTGTGTTCGTCAACCCAGTCTGAAAGCCATTCACGAACAGCATCATCGCCACCCTCAAGCTCGAAGCCGTTGCTTATCGCCAAATTAACCGTGACGTCAATGCTTGCCTTAATGTAAGGAGTGAAAGCGTACAAATCCTTGTACTTGGGTAAATCTTCAATAGGTACGGCTCCCCAGATACGTTCCCAATACGCCGTATATGGCGGAGTGACAAAGCCTGCACCGCTGCCCTTAAGCATGTACCGTGTAACGTAGCCCCATAGCATGTTGTCGGCTTTCCAGCTTACGGGGATTTCCTCTTCAATCTGACGTCTGCTTATTTCTGGTGGAACCTTACGCTGAGCAACGAAGCTGTTAACTGCCTGCTTTAGGCTGTTGAAGCCTTTCCGAATCTTTTCAGCAACAAAACTCATGCATGATCACTTTAATGTTGAAGGATAACCGCGCCTTTTCCTGGCGGAGGCGCCTGCATAGTCGCGTAAACGGCCATGCAGATAGCCCAGAACCGATCGTCATGTGAGCCCTCGGGGTGAGAGAAAGTGTAAACTTCACTTCCAGGAGACTGTTCCCACTGTTCGATGTTCAGTTCAGCCTGCACATCCTGATCGAACGGAAGCTCAAACTTTCGCCGAGCATCCGCAGGAAGCAATGCTTTATCGCTTTCTCGTGAGGTCATCATGAGCTGTTTTAATGTCATCGCCATACCATGTTTCGTGGGCTTCGTGAAGTCGATTCCCGTTATTCCTGGGAATCCCGCCTTGGTGATTTCTTCGTCCATGCCTTTTGTGCCAGTATGGTCGTAGTATACAGCTCTCACGTGTTTCCATCGGTCGCAGAGGCTTTTAATGTACGCCATAACAGTTACGTAAGGTGTGCCCAAGGGAAACTGTTTGCAGTGGACCAGCTGCATGTAATCGTCGCATTTTTGTATGACAGCGACAGCGTTGTGGTCCCGTTCACGGCCAAGATCCCAGCCGATATAAAACTCTCCGGATATAGTGTCTTCAAAGGCTGCGAACTGCAACTGCTCGTTCTGACATTTAATTATTAGGCTACTTGGAAGAAAGGCGCTCTCATCATCAACAAAGGCGCATTCCATTTCGCGCTTCCAACGCCAAGGGTCACCGGCATATTGTTCGCGCATGTTTTCAAGTTGACTTAGTTTAACAGGGCCATTAGGCTCCAATACGTCTTCCCATGTGCGGAGGTACCGTGGCGGATCATGCTTTTCAAGATCAAGTGTGCAAGGAGAAGGACATTTTTCGTGGATATTTCCGCTGAAAATCTTGAAGCTCTTGTTAAAGCACATATCCCAATAGACGCTATCTTTATTCCAAGGTGTACTTGCAACGTTAATGTAAACTATTCTGGTGAGCGTCATGGGCAATAGGGCGCTAAGCCAGAGATCCCGATCCTTACGGATGAAATTCATTTCATCTATACTTATTTTGCTTGGGCCATGTCCACGTATCGTGAAAGGCTCAGGCGTCTCCGCAAGAATGACGCTTTTGTTGCGAAAGCGAATAATTGTCTGGAGCTGCTCCGCGATTAGGGAGTTGTAAACTTCTTTGGGCATCCGGGCAAGGTGAGCGTGAAGCCCCCCTTCGCCTTGGAAGTAAATCTCCTTGACCTGCTGGAACTTGGGCATGGTGACAATAATTCGGCTGTTAGGGTGCAGAGCAGCGAAGCGTATGTCATCACCACTCATGATTGTCGTTTTGCCCGCACGCCTACACCAACGCGTCACCTTCAGCGGAGAAGGATCCCGCAGAAAATCAGCCTGATAAGGATAAGGAGTTATCCGCAAAATTGTGATGAAAAATTCAACAGGATCTTCAGGCAGTGTAAGTTTTGGAGTCGTCTGTTCGCTTAGTGTTTTCTCGATCTCCTGTTTCAGCCTCTCCAGCTTTGTTTTGTTTCTTGATCTCATCCACAAGCCTTTCCAATTCAGCTAAATCCTCATCAAACTTTCTCTCATCATAACCTTTCGCCAAGTTACCCATAACCATCGCAATATGAGCAGCCACATGCGCCCACATCTGCCGCTGCTTCGGAGTTATCGGTTCTTTCCCTTTACCGACTCTCTGCCATGTAACTTCGCCATTCGCGATGGAAGTAGCGATAGCGAAAAGACGATCAAGTCGATCGATCCATTTTGTTCTAAGTCGTTGCGTGTCATACTTAGCCGTACGCCGAAGCTGGAAAATTCGCCTCCCAACCAGAACAATAAAGCCTGGATTACCCTTTATTGTTCCACTTCCACCTAAGTTTTTTCACCGCTGAAAACTTCCCTGACCCCGACTGTCAACCAGAACCTCGCCCTTCTCAACATCAGGTACGTCGCTGACCTGCACCTCAGCACCTGCCATGGCGAGTATGTCGACACGAGAAACAAGAGAAACACT